TCGCCAAAGGGTGTATGCGTTTTATGTACCCCGTCTATTAATGGCGGCAAATCTTCTACGCAATGTATTCCTATTATGCCTGTCTTTTCTATTCGTTGTGCAAACAAAACAAACTTAGCTAACCAATCTTGCGGTAGTAAAATATCATTAGCTAATAAACAAACCGCATCATAGTTCTGAGTTATCCTAAGTCCTGCGTTTACTCCGGCTGCTATGCCCCTCTTTTCTTTTGATAAGTCATAACCGGCAAAAGGGTAGTTAAAGTTTTCGTGTGTGTCGCTGCCGTTATCTATTAAGAAGCAATCGGCATTGTAACCAGAGTTAAAAAAGTTTTGCTTAATTACACGCTGAGTTAAGTCGTGTCTGTTTTGTGCAAGTAATAAAATAGCTACTTTCATTATCTTATGTTTGAGCCTATTTCCCTTGCCGGTACTCCTGCATATTTAGTATTTGGTTTTGCATCTCCTTTAACAAAGGCACTTGCCCCCACCATACAATTCTCTCCGATGTTTGCAAACTGGTGTAAAACTGCGTTAAGTCCTATATTAGCACCTTTATCTACAATAGAATGACCGCCAATTTTTGCTCCGCAGCTAATTGTTACATTGTCTAAGATTGTGCAATCGTGTCCGATGTGTGCGTGTTTCATTATAAAACAATTATTTCCTATAAAGGTATCAATCTCAGTACCTGCATCTATTGTTACAAGTCCTGTAATAACATTGTTATCTCCTATGTATACTTTGCCCTTTTCTTTTTGCCAGAACTTCTTATGCTCGGCTTTGTCGCCTATAATACAATAAGCACCAATGTAGTTTCCGTCTCCGATAATTACGTTATCTCCAATGATAGCGGTGGGGTGTATAAAGTTTGCCATAATTAAGTAGTACAAGCGCAGTCATACGCAGGGTTTATGTTATCTAAATTAAATTCCTTAAACAAGTTATTCTGTGATATACTTTTAAGCGTTTCTATTGTTACGCCATTAAAGTAAGTGTATTTGCTATTCTTTTCGTCATTGATCCATTCCTCTGCAAGTTCCGGGAACTCCCTTAATATTGCTAAGATAGCGTTTTTACCTTTCATAAAACACAAAGTGCAGTTACCTAAGATAGAAGGTATTTCCAAAGTGTAAGGCTTTTTGCTCCAATACTCATTTACTATTTGCTTAGTAACTTTGCTTTCAAACAAAGGAAACTTATCGTGTACCTTCTTAAATCTTTGAGTTCGTCTGCTAACTCGCATTGGTTCGTCATATCTAAAGCCTACCAGGTTTTCAAATTCTCTAACCCCTATGCTTCTTAAATATCTTTTAGCCGTTTTAATCTTTAGTTCTATTGTGCAGAACCTTTTAAACTGATTAGGTAAAGCTTTATGCTTTTTTAACATTCCGGTAAAGCCACCTTCGTAACTTATTCTTGTTATTGGTATATTTTCAAACGCTTCAAAGTCATTAATAAATTTATAGGTCTTAGGGTGTTCCCTCATAGTATCGCAGAATAATACTATGTCTCCTGGCTTATATTCTTGGATAGTCATATATGCAGAAGTTTTACCACCGCTAAAATTAATTACCCTTTGCATTATTTTTATTTTGAGGTTGTAAATCGTACCATTCGTACAAGCGTTTAATCATATCAAAAATACAATGGCTACACCATACTGTTAATATAAAATCTGGGTTCATATACTTGCGATAAATATGCTCGTACATTTTTAAGATGTCCAAATCTATATTCCTTACATAGCCGTTCTGCACCATTTCGTAATTAGGTCTATGTAGGTCTAAATAATTTCTGTGTTCTATTTCCATAAGTTCCACATTAGTTTTGAAAGTAAAGGTGCTAACACTCCTGGTATAAATACAAACGCTATTATGTTGGTACATATTGCAGGTAGTAAATATAAAACTAAACCTGTCCAAGCTGCTAAACAACTCGTGCAACTAAATGGCTTGAAATCTAATTTCAATTTTCTATGAAATTGGTGTATCTCTACAAAAAATATTGCAAAGCATATTGCCGCTATTATTATCATTTTCGTAATTGTTTTTTAAGTTCTTGTTTAGTTAATTTTAGTTCCCTATGGATTGACATATAAGGTATGCCTGTTACCCTGCTTAATTCTTTAGCGTTGCAGTTGTGCTTGATAGCATACACTCGTAATAGTTCTGCTTTGTACCAGTGCATCTTAGATAACTCGTCTTCTACTTTGTTAAGTAAATCTTCGTCCCTATCGTGTACTATTAATTCAACCTCTAAAGGTTTTCGGTATGTCCTATAAAATTGGCTTGTATTACTTTGCATCATATTAATCATAGTCCTAACTAAGTAAAACTTTAATACGTTACGGGTGCGCATATCAATTAATCGTTCCTCGTCCATTTCGCATAGCACTTTAAATAGTTCGCTTCTTAAATCTTCTCTTAAATCTTCAGGCTGCATTTTGTCTATTGCTTCCTTTAGTTCTCGGCTTTCCCAAAGTTCTAATATGATGCTATTCTTGTTCATAGTCCTTTAAGATTAGTTTGCCGTTGTCTTCGGTTGCTATGTAACAAAAACAATTTGCCGTCTTTGCTAAGTTTAAGAATGCTATTTGATAGCTGCTTAACTTATCGCCTATTGCTTTTGTTTCGCAGTAAACCGCTACTCCGCTTTGCGTGTGAAAGCCTACAACATCTGGAACTCCTTTAAGTCCTATGAAAGTTCGACCTCTAACCGCTAAATTATTGTTGCGCCAAACAAAAGAACCGTTTTTGTTTAAGGTCTTGATTGCTTCTTTGGTTAATTCGTTTGCCGTCATAATACAAAACTATATTAAATATTTGGATATAAAGAAATACTTTTAAAAACTCTATAAGCTACTTCGGGTACTATTGCGTTTCCGTATCCGTGTAATTGCTTTGTAACCAATTTAGTGGGTATCCCATTATCCAAGCATATAATTGGGGGTTCACTAATCCACTTACCCCCCCTACTAATCTGTATAGTTGTTCCGTAAGGCTTCCAGGTGAACGGTGATGTCTTTTCGTGTAAAAAGGAAAAGAAAGTTTGGGACGATTGCAATCTGATGCTACTGGAGTAAGCAACCAAATACAACCTTGCACGGTGATGGGGCGCACCGACGTCTGACGCTCTACAAACTCTCCATTCTGCATTATACCCCATTGCGGATAATTCGGTAAGTATTCTACTAAAGTCTTGTCCTCTGTTAGTTTTAAGAATATTTGCCACGTTCTCGGCAATAATAAACCTTGGTTTGATTTCTGTAATTGCTCTGCACATTTCATAAAAGAGCCCTGTTTTAGTACCTTGCAGCCCTTGTTGACCTTTACCATCTTGTTTTGCAATACTTGCGTCTTGGCAAGGGAATCCACCTGTAAGGACATCAATTTTTCCTCTGTGAACAGTAAAGTCTGTTTTGGTAATATCTCCATAAGAAATTGTATTAGGAAAGTTAAATTTTAAATGTTTTATTTTTTCTATATCAAACTCGCAATAAAATACGTTTTCCCAACCGCACCATTCAGCAGCTAAATCAAAGCCACCTATTCCGCTAAATAAACTTCCGTGTGTCATTTGAATGAAGTTTTATTATTAGCAATTTGCAAATCAAAAAATAAAGCTACTGCAACTGCCCTTGCTTGGTTTTTTAACCAACTTTCAGTCCATTCGTCTCGGTACTGCTTTGCACTTATTATGTCCATTTTATTAGCTTTGTAAGTAATAATCTCCATAAGTTTCTTTTTAGCAAGTGCGCCATCTTCTTTTGTCCACTTCTTAATGCCCGTGCTATTAAGCTTTGTAAATACACTTAATGGGTTAAACAACCTGTCGAAAGTTCTATTTTCCAGAACCTTATATTCTTGATAAGAGTAATCAATTATCTCTAAATCGGTTAAGTGTGGGATTGCTTCTACTCGTTCTTGTGGCATCATTTTTCTTACTTCGTTTGCTTTTTTCTTGTACCTATCCATAACTTGACTAAAGTATGCAGGACTGAAGTTCTGGTAATGATCTATAAAGTCATTAGCTACCATTTGCTTAAACGCTACTTTAATCTCGTTTATTGTAAAATTACCATACTCGGTTCTTATCCAATCTTCTAAAATTGCTAACTTAACATCTCCAGGATTGTTAATACCTACAAGCTGCATCAAGTAAATAAGGTTCTGCTTAAATATGGTAGAGTTTATGTTCCTCATTCGTTCCCCCGAAAAGGCGGTCATAATCTCCTGCTCCATAGGAAGTAGAGTGGATATAGTTGTAGTTTTTAAGGTTCTCGAGTTCGTTTTTATCAAGCTTTCGTTGATTGTTTGTAGTTCTTTTTGCATATTGTTTTGTGTTAGTTATCCAATTATTTGCTGCTGCTCCCCAACTTTTCATTGGGTTTTTACCTACTTTCCACCCATTGCTTTCGTAGTAATTTACAAATTTTTCTGCTTCAATCTTTGCTATTTCTTTACCTATCCGTAAAGACATATACTCGTAAGCTTGTTCAAAACTACATTTACTTTTATTAATATTTATATCTTTATTTATATCTTCATTTTCATTTTCCATATGGGAGTCCATATGAGGTTGCATATGCGTTTCATATGGTACTTCATATGATGGTTTGTCTTTAGGTTTCATATTGTTTCGCCTTGACTCAGTAAAGGTTTTACGCTTATCCTTTTCAACATCAAGCCTGACATTGTACCATAAACCTTCTTGATCTTGTATAAACTTGCATTTCACTTGCTCCCACAAGTGTCCTATCGTATGTTGTATCATATGAGTATTCATATGACCACGATTGAATTGAAGCATAAGCAAATCCATATATGCTCCTTTTTCTTCAAATGTCATTCCCATTGTGCCACTAACATAGTCGCCGGGATAAAATAAAAACGCTGGGTCTTTTGCCATAAAAAAAATAAACCCCGATAGGTACGAACTATCAGGGTTATTATTATTTAACCACTAAACACATTATCGGTTCGTACTTCGTTAATGTGTTTTTATATATCTGCAAATATAAACTAATTTTCGGTAATTTCAATCTTTTGGCAAATTCTTTTTAATTTGTCCTTAAACCAATCTTCCGTGTCAATTAGGTTATTTGCTTGTTTGATATTGTGAATTGCGGTGGTATGGTCTTTAGTGCCGGTGTATGCGCTTATCTCTTTTAGGTTCAATTTAGTGTACCTTCTGAGTAAGTAAGCAGCAGCCTTGCGACCAAAGGTAGTTCTTAATGATCTATCCCTTCTTGATATATCGCATTCAAATACCTCTTCAACTAATTTAACGATGCTTCTCGCACCTATATCCGCACCTAAAGGCTCGTTGTCTTCTAAGCCTAACAACCCTAACTGCGACATCATTTCGTGCAATTTAACGTGGGTATTACGTTGAGCATAGTATAACTCCTTTAGTTGTCTTATTGAAACATCTCTATTTTTAGTTAGCATAATTAAAACGGCAATCCTTCCGTGTCTTCTTTAGGTTTGAAATCATTAATGTAAATTTTAAAGTCTGGTTGTTTGTCCTCTGTCTTATAGGCGTTAACCCACATTGAGTAACGTACATCATTAATTGTAAAATTAATTACCTCTCCTTTAGCAGTTGTCTTTTTCCAAGCACCTGCACTCCATTTTTTTTGTTCCATTTTTTACTTTTTTATTAGTGAATATTTACTTACAAATTTAGGTTGTTTCTTATTACCTACGTTAATTAAATCGGACTGTATCTTATATCCTTTGCGTTTTAATTCAAAGATAACTGCCGATAATCTCAGGCTATTAAATTTCGTTAGAGCCTGGATTGGTGTCAATGTTTTGCCCGAAAGCAAGTGGTTCAAGATTTGTTGTTTCTGTGTCATTGTTATTGATTGGTGTTAAAAATACTGGTTTGTCTAAAAGGTTTTGATATTTTTCTATAAATAATAATAGGTCTGCATAAGCATCTTCGTTATACCAAGCGTAATGGTAAACTTCTGCAAGTAGCATCTGCCTTTCAAATGGTATCAATTCTCTCATTAGCTTTTGTTTTGGTTATAGGTTTCGTTGTAATATTGTTCTGCGTATTCGTAACGCTTTCCACCAATTAAAGAGTAGTTTTCATCTCCATCAATTCTTGCTTCTATTATCTGCTCTTTCTCTTTTTCAAGCATTTTATATGCCTTCAATACAACTTGGTTAGCAGAAATCATTTTCCCTTCATATTGATTAGTCCATTCAATTAATTCTTGCATTGCGGTTTTCATTAGCTTTCGTTTTGGTTAAAGGTTTGATTGTAGTAATCTGCTGCCTGTCTTGCTTGTTGATTGCTATCTGAATATATATAATCATAGGCATCTGACCACCCTTCTAAATGTGCATCTATTATCTGCTCTTTTTCTTTTTCTAAATATTTTTTAGCTATTCCAATAGCATACTCAAATGCTGCTACCATATCTAAATTACCTTCCTTAGATACTTTATACGAGTAGCTTCGCATTTCTTCTATTAATTGCTCTACTGCGGTTATCATTAGCTTTTCTTTATTGTTTCTTTAATCTTGTTAAATTCGTCTAAGGTCTTGATGGCATTGATTTTCTCAATAGCTTTATACTTCTGCTCCTGAGTAAACTTTGTTTTATCAAGTGCTTCAATTAAAAACGCCTTTTGACCTTCGCTTACTTCATCTTTATGCTCATTGGTAGCATCTGCATCTTTAGTATCATCTATTGCAAACAATCCATTAAGTGCGTACTTCCTGGCATAGCTACTTGCTGCTCCGGTAATCTGCGAAGCGTCCATACCCTTTTTGTTTTCCTCTTCACGAGCAAGACCCGTGCAAGTAATGTTATCTTCTCCGTTACTTAAACAAGCGGTAGCCTTTACATAAACTCTACCGCCTACTTCTATTACCTCATCGCTTAACATTAAAGCGTAGCCGTACTTATGGCAGATAGGTTTTGCAGCTTCTATAATATCTTCGGCACTTCGGTACTTGTATTTAGCAAAAGCATTGAATTGATTTTTAGGTGCTTTTAATTCCTGTTGAATTTTAATTAGGCTCATTGGTTTCTTGTTTTGGTTCTTCAATAATATAGTGTTCTAATACTTCAACAATAGGCTCTTTTCTTTTTTTCATACCTATAAAAAACTCATAGGCTTGTGAGTAATCCATTGATAAACTATTGGTTTCAAATTCTCCGTCTACACTTGTATAGTAATAGACGTTGCCTCTTAGGTCAGTTTCTTTAATAAATTCAATCTTCATAATGTTCGGTTTTTAAAAGTTCAAGTTCTGCATTGTTTTCTACCCAACGAGTAAACGTGTAATCATCGTCTTCGTAATCGTAGTTTTTAGGCAATAGGGCAGGGTCGTAAGGGTTTGATGTACTCCTGCTCCCGTCAATTAAGATGTTCCCGTATCGCTGATATTGGAACATTTGGTAGGTGGTTAAGTGTGTCATATTGTGTTTTGTTTACACAAATATACAACAATACACAATACAAAGTGCAAAACTATTAAAATATTTTAAAATTATTTTTGCAACAATGTTGCATTCAATTTGACTTATATAGGATAAAAGCATATCAAATTGTGCAATTTATGACATATTATGTACGCAGAAACGTACAAAGTGAGGGTATATATTAAAAAAATATGATATATAGTAAAGCTATGACTTGCCAAAGTCGGTAGTAAAATGCAGCCAAAAGTAGTAGTATTACTACCTTTTATAGTAACTTTTGAAAATAAAGTTTATCGTAACCCCCGTAAGAATATTCGGGTAAGTAAAGCCTAAAGCCACAATCTATAAGGTTATTAGCACTTGGGAAGTTGTCAATTGTTGTATATGTAATAGCTATATGGCAAAAGGTAGAAGCAGCTTTAAGCCTTGTTTTAATCATTCGTCTTTGTATGCCTTGCCCTCTATATGATTTTTTAACCCACGCACGATTAAATATGCAAATGCCTTTAGAGTAAATAGAACCGCAGTAAGCCACTATCTCGCCTTGGTCAAGCATAACCCACCATTCCCGATTGAACTGGAACTCATCGGCGCAACCCTTAAAGTTTGGGTTCGTATAATCTAACTGCTTTAGTTCTTCGTAAATTTCTCTATCTAAGATATTCCCGAAGCTGTAAATCTTCTTTAGGCGCATTGTGTATTTGTTCAAGTTTAGTAAGATAAAGTATCGCATCTTGCAGCTCTTCTTTTAAATGCGTTATCCATTGACCTGTACTTAAATCACTTCTGTCCATTGTAGTTCCGTACTTAGATTTTCCTACAAGTTCACGCCTACGCATATCTTCTATAACTGCTGCTAATATTTTACTATCCATTATTTGTCTGTTTTAGAATGTATCTTAAAACAAGTCTTGCACTTGTATAATATCTTCTTAACTCCTGTTGCGGTTGTGCGCCTCATTTGTATTGTAATCTCATCGCTGCCACATTCAGGGCAAGAGCCTCTATCCTGTCCAAAGATAACCCCGTAATGCGTTTTAGGCTCTATGTGGTTTTTAAGTGCGTTAAATACTTGCTCTAATAAAATCACATCTTTCTGGCAGTACTTAATCATTTTAGCCATTGCTACTTTGTCCTTATGCAGAACGATGTCTTTCCATAAACTATATTCTGTTTTGATTTTAGTGCCAATGCCTAAATAGTCAGCTATGTAATTAAGCTTGTTGCTATTAAATCTAAACTTTTGTCGTGCTACCTTTAGCGTGTCAATAGTAACATAAGAAGGGAACATTTCAATCTTATGAAATAAGCACCTGGTTCTTATCCACGCAAGGTCGAACTTATCTCCGTTGTGTCCTACTAACTCCGATGCAGAGTTTGCTACCTCAATAAAACTTTGTAGCATTCTTTTGTCGTTCTGTTTGCTATCCCATTGTAAAAAGTAAACTTCTTTTTCGTCTTCCCACTTGTAACAAATACAAATTATAGCTCGTTCTTGTATAATGCTATCGGGTGTTATGTTTAGCTTATATCCGGCACTCCAGAAAAAGCCAACATTGGGCGAGGTTTCGATGTCAAAGAATAGTCGTTTGCGTTTTGATTTTAGCATTATTTATTTTTTGCTGAATTTATCTATTGTAGTGTAACCCATTGCAAAAAGCGTAAGATACAATACTGCATCTACCAACTTATCGCTTGGGTTAATTTTTAAGATTATATTTAAGAACAAAGAAATAAAAAGACAAATGCTGCCAAGCATAGCAACCACTCTTTTGTGGCTAATACTGTTGCTTTCGTCTGATAATAAATTAACTAATATAGTTCTAAAGTTGCTCATACAGTTTAGCCTCAGCCTCTCTCCGTCTCACTAATCCTTTAAGCACTACGTTGTTTGCTCTTGTCCACTTCATAAATTCAGCCTTAATAGAAGGGTCTTTAGGGTTTGCATTTACTTTTCTAAGCAAAGTGCTATTCTTTAAGTTCCCTACTCCTGCATTGTAACCAAACGAAACAATCGCAGAAAAATTGTTATCGCTCAATAAACTTTTTATTAAAGGTTTTATTTGATTGATAAAATCTTCGAGTATATAATCAAACAATTCGTCTGCCCTTTCCTGTGTAATAACATCGCCTTGCTTGACCTTCGTGCCATCTTCGTACCTCGTGTTACCCCAACCGATACTCCAATGCCCTGCGCTGCATTGGTATGCCTTTAACTTGCAGCCTTCAAACTGCTTTATTAAATCTCTACCTGCTTTGTTTACTTCCATAATCTATTCCAATAAGCTAAAATTAACACAATCGCTATTATTAGACCGATTAGAGCCTTCCAAAAGTTATTGGCAGTACTTACCTTATTTTTATCTACAATCGAAATTTGAGTACTTTCTGTGCGATTAAAGGCTATCGTGTCTTTTTTAACTAAGCTATTGTCGGTCTCCTTCTCTTTTGTCTGGTACACCCACTTAGTTACGATTTTGGGAACTACTATAATGCTATCCTTTGTTACACGGATTGTGTCATAGATCGTAACCTCTTTAGTAAATATCTGCTCCTTCTCTATAATCTTAGTTACGCTATCATAAAAAGTCAAACGCACGGAGTCAATCTTAGTTGTCCCCGTGCTATCATATCTTTTT